TGGAACGAAGGGGCTAAGCAGATGCAGCACTTTGCAGATAATACAAGCATGCAAAGAAGAGGCGTGGGATCAGGTTTTTTATCTGACTGCATTAGAGCAGCAGTTAAAAGCTGACATGTGATTAACGAAAGAACCATTGAACCTTGCTGGGACGAGCATGTTGAAGACTGGCCGCCAGAGTTAGTTGAAAAGTTCAATCGTGAATACGAAAGATTTTGCAGGGAAAGGGGCCTGCTAACTGGGGCGAAACTATACAGAGAAACTAATAAACAATTCTATGAACATCGACGAAGTGATTAATCGAACCGAAAAGGCATTCGGCCTTAAGGAAGGAGATATATATCGGAAGCGCAGGTTTTACCACATTGCAAGGGTCAGGATGGTTGCGATGTATTTTCTCAGGATACTATATAAGCTAACCTATGTGCAGATTGCTGAAATTTTTAGCATGGATCATGGAACTGCAAGGCATGCAAAACGCCGAGTACAGATCATGCTAGAAACCGAACCCATAACAAAAAAAATAATAAACAAACTACAGAAAGAACTAATGGCACTATGAACTACATGACAGGCAAAATTAACTTAGACAAGGTAGATCAATCGAGGATCTATCAAGGCAAAAAAGGAAACTATCTTAACCTTGTAATGTTCCCTAAAAGCAGTGAGCCCGGAACGTGGCTAATAAAGCAGTCATTATCTAAGGAGGAGAGAGAAAGCGGGGTGCAGCTCGAAATACTTGGTGACATGTCGGAGCCTCAAGCTAATGTGGAAAAAGGGGTTTTTGATAACGGCCCAATGCAATCAAAGCCGGTAATGCCCAAAAACGAGCATCCACAACCAGATAAGGATTTTGATCCTCCTTTTTAAAAAATGAGCTACCTAAATCAGCCAGCTAAATTTACTGAAGCCTTTAAGAGGCTCAAAGCTAAAAAAGAAATTGCCAGCCGTTTGTCTTCTAAGCAGTGGCAAGAAGTTCCAGCCGCAATCAAAGACAGGGCATTTTTCTCAAGCCGGGTCGCATCTGCTAGATTTCTGACAAAAGCTAAAAAGTTAATGCAGGCTTTTTTGCTTAAACAGATCGAAGATGTAATAAGCCCGGATGGAGTTAAAGAAAAGGCAATCAAGATTGGAGGCCGAGCTGATTTTGTAGATCGACTAAAAGACTTCGTGCTTAACGAAGGACTTGGTGAAGCACTGCCCCCCGGAACCCCTAGAGGGCAACGGGGGGTCATTCCTGAAATGAAAGACCTTGCCTCTTCACGGAGGCTTGGTCTTATTTTTGAAACTAACATCCGATCCGCGTACGGATATGGAAACTTTCAAGCATCAACTGATCCAGACGTGACTAACGTTTATCCTGCATGGCGATTTGTCCGGGGTGGTTATGTCAAAGAGCCAAGGCCTCTGCATAAAAAATACGAGAACACCGTAAGACGCAAGGACGATACAAAGTTTTGGCTTGAGATGAATAAGAAAGAGATCGGAGGCTTAGGGGTGCCTCATGGTCCTTGGGGCTTTAATAGCCAAATGACTGTTCAGGAAGTTGACAGGGGCGAAGCGATGCGACTAGGACTAATCAAAAAGGATGAAAAAATCAAAGAGCCAAGGGCTGAGTTTAACAAGGCTTTGTCAGTTGACCTTTCTAGGATGGACAAGGGGGTTGTGGCTCGTTTAAAAAAGGCTTTTGGCAAAAGTATAAGGACTAAAGGCAAAACTCTGTCATGGACGAAATAAAAGTATTCTGCTCACACACTGAAATGCGCGACCCGGTTTCTCTGGTCGAGCATCCACGCAATTATAACACTCACCCGGCTGAACAGATCAGGCTTCTAGCTAAGATCATTAAGCATCAAGGTTGGCGCAACCCGATCACGGTCTCTAAAAGGTCCGGTTATGTAGTCAAAGGACATGGACGCCTTGCCGCTGCTATGCTTCTAAAATGCGAAGAGGTGCCAATTGATTTGCAGGATTATAAGGACGAGGCTTCTGAGCTTGCTGATATGATCGCTGACAATCGCATTGCTGAGTTAGCAGAGGCCGATCAGGATGAACTAAACAAGTTGCTCAAGGATGATTCCTTTAATGATTTTGACATCGAGTTAACAGGGTTTACCTCTGATTTTTTAAATCAGGAAGCAGAAACAAGCCAAGATAGTCAACCGGGAGAAATTGAATTCAGCCCAGAAGTGGACGAGAGCCACAACTACGTTGTTTTGTATTTTGACAATGACATGGATTGGTTAAGTGCTCAGAGCCATTTTGACCTTAAAAGCGTTTACAGCAAAAGGGCTAACGGAAAGCCTTGGAGCAAAGGCATAGGAAGGGTTGTTAATGGGGCAGAGTATTTAGCAAAAATCACATGAAAATTTTTGTTCCAAGCTATAGCAGGTGGGATTGCGCCACGACTATGGATCTAATTCCATCTGCTAAAATTGTCGTGCCAGAATCTCAAGCGGATAAATACAAACAAACTTACGGCAAAAGAGTTATAAAAATATTCGATCACCAAGACGGAAGTCCCACAAAAAAGAAAAATGCTATTTTGGAAATGATGCAAGAAGGGGAACTTGCATGGATTATGGATGATGATCTGGAAGAAGTTAGAAACATACAAAAAAACAAAATACTAGAACCAGAAGAAATAGAAGAGGTGCTAGAAAACCATTTTTGTATGATGCAAGACTTAGGTGCCGGGTTTGGTGGGTTTGCGATTACTGATGATTTTGTAAGATATCAAGAATTTAAGCCATTTAGTTTTTACAAAATAAGTTACAGTGCGTTTTGTGTAAGAAAAACAAAAGTTAAACACGATGAAAGACTAAGCAGGGTTGACGACATAGACTTTTTTTTGCAGGTCGTAAAAAACAAAAATTTACCTTTCAGGGATAACCGCTACTTTTTTAAGTTTAAATGGAATGACTCAAAAAGCATTGAAGATATTAAACAAAAAGGGGGAATTATAGGAGGGCATGAGCAACACAAAGATAGCACTGAGATAGTTTTGAAAAAATGGGGCAAATTGGTAAGGGTTAAGGATGGAAGGATCACAGGAGTTAATTTGCCAATCAAAAGCTGCTAATGAATTTTTTTGCTCCTAGCTACAAAAGGGCAAATGGAGTGCTTACGCATAAAATTTTGCCGGAGGTTGTTTACTGTGTGCATGAATTTGAGGCTGACACTTACGCAAGGGCTGGGTATCAGGTGCAGGTCATACCAGATCGGGAAAAAGGCAATATAGCAAGGGTCAGAAACTGGATCAAAAGACATGGAGAAAAATGTGGCGATAAGTTTATCATAATTGATGATGACGTTAAAAAGTTTACATTTTGGAATGGAAATAAGCAAAAAGCCCTAAGGGGGGATAACTTGGTTGAGCATATCGAACACATGTTTGATTTAGCAAAAAGCTGGGAAATAAAATTTTTTGGAGTCAACCCTGCGATTGACAAGGGCAGCTACCGTGAATACACGCCGTTTAGCTTAACGTCATACATAAGCGGCAGCTTCAATGGTTTTCTGGATTGCCCACTTTATTTCGACGAAAGTTTTCCGCTTAAAGAGGATTACGACTTCACACTGCAAATGCTTCAAAAATTCCGAAAGGTTCTAAGGTTTAATGCATATGGAATGTCAAAAAACGATCACGGGAACTTAGGCGGATGCGCAAACTACAGGACTTACGTTAAAGAAAAAGAGCAAATGGCTCTTTTGCAAAAAAAGTGGGGCAAAAAAATAGTTAAAATGGATCCGGCAAGTGTAAAGAAATTTGATATAAACCCCATAATCAAAGCGCCAATAAAGGGAGTTTAACATGCCTGCAAAGAAAAAAGCTAAATCGGACAAAATGCTGTCAAGCAATGGCAGAGAACCAGTTGCCGTTATTGAAAAAGCCAGAAGAGGCCCAAAGGGGTTTACCATGCCGGTTGGATTGGCTGAAGGATTTGGCCAGCTTGGACTTACTCAGGCAGACATAGCTGATTTCCTTAAAGTCTCACGCAAGACCGTTGAAAGGGAGTTTCAAAAAAAAGACGATTCTGAATTTGTCCGTGAATATAGAAAAGGCAGAGCGTCAACAAACAGGAGTCTTAGAATGAAGCTTTTGCAAAGAGCATTAAGAGAGGATCGAGATTCATTGTTGCAGTTTGCTCTAAAAAATTTCTGCAACATGAAAGACACTGCTGAAGTCGATCATCAGGGGCAGATTTCCGTAAACGTTACTATGGGCGGCGAGGCCATCAAGCAACCTAAATGGATGCATAATTGAATTTTGACGTTGATATACCGCAGCCTCATGAGGGGCAACAACGAATCCTTGATCATGCTAAAAGGTTTAACGTTCTTCAGTGCGGCAGACGCTTCGGCAAGACCACTCTAGGCTTGCACATAGCCCTTTTTGCTGGGGTTCTTGGTAAGACGTATGGCTGGTTTTCCCCCACTTATAAGCTCATGTCTGAGCAGTGGAACGAGGTTATCCGGCAGCTTGGCTCCATCATTGCCCGGACAGATAAACATACCAGAGAGATCCACCTTGCCACAGGGGGGCGCATAGATTTCTGGTCTCTGGAAAAAGCAGATGCCGGACGTGGGCGCAAATATCATGGGGTAATTATTGACGAGGCCTCAGTGGTCCGTGACCTCAAGACTAAATGGGAGCAGGATATACGACCCACCCTGACTGACTACAAGGGGCAGGCTTGGATCTTGGGAACCCCTAAAGGTCATAACTTCTTCCATCAGTTATTTCTCAAAGGTCAGCAAGATTCTAAGGAGTGGATTAGCTGGAGACTCGGAACTATTGACAACCCAACAATCCCGGACCTAGAGGCAGAACTTGCCGATGCCCGGAAGGAGCTTCCAGATGCGGTCTACAATCAGGAATACCTTGGGGTGCCTGCTGATGATGGAGGCAATCCATTTGGGGTTGATGCAATCGAGGCATGCTTCGGTCCTGCAAGCAGAAAGGAAGCAATCTGGTTTGGTTGGGATTTAGCTAAAAGCCACGACTGGACTTGGGGCGTTGGATTAGACGAAGACGGATGCCAATCAGTTAACATTAGGTTTCAAAAGCCTTGGGCAGAAACTAAAGAAAGCATTATCAAGGCAACAGATTATGCTCCGGCTCTAGTTGATTCGACGGGTGTAGGTGACCCGATTGTTGAAGACTTAATCGCTGAGGGTAATAACTTTGCCGGGTTCAAGTTTAGCTCAACAAGTAAACAATCCTTGATGATGGGGCTCAGGGCTGCTATTCAGCAAAACAGAATAAGGTTTTTTGATCCGTCCCTTAAGGCAGAGCTAGAAAGCTTTAGTTATGAATACATGCCCGGAGGTGGTGTTAAATATTCTGCCCCTGAAGGGATGCATGATGATGGGGTTATGGCTCTTGCTCTCGCTGTTGAAAAGATGAGGCAAGGCAATACAGACGGCATTATTAGATCAACAAAAGGCTTTAAGATCGGACACAACAGCACAATCCCATCGAGAGGAATAGGTTTTTAACATGCCACCAGAAGCAGCCAAAAAGAAGGTAGCTCGCAAAGCTCCAGCCAAACAAAAGATTGATGAGCGTATTATCATGCCATCATTCCGGGAAAAGTTTCACCCCTTCCTAAACGAGAAACTTGATCCGGCACAGGTCAGAGGGTTGCTTCAATCCGCTTTTTCAGGTGATCCCCAAAGCCTAAATGACCTTTACGTGATCATGGAAGACACTTGGCCCCGGCTTGCCAAGAACCTTCACGAGATCAAGAAAGCGGCATCAAGGGCTGATTATATAGTCCAGCCATTTGCCAATCAGGGCGAAGAGCCCAGCCCAGAAGCTCAAGACAAGGCTGAGTTTATTCGGAAGATTATTGACGACATGAGGCCCGTTCCTAAGCGGAATGAAAATGGCTTTGAAGATATGATCTACGACCTTTGCGATGCTATAGGCAAAGGCATATCGGTTCAGGAAGTTCTCTGGGATTTTAAAGACGGCTACATCTGCCCTAAGTCAACTTACTGGGTGCATCCACAGTTTTGGGGCTTTGATAGCACTGGTATTGAAATCATGCTCCGCAATATCGACACAGTTGGTAGCCGGGGTTATGTCGAGATGCCGGATGACAAATTTTTAGTAGGTCGATACAAAACAAGATCAGGGAACCCGCTGACCTACGGCTTTTCAAGGGTTCTAGCTTTCTGGTGGTCCGGGATGATTTTTGGGCGCCAGTGGCTAATGCGTTATGCACAGATTTTCGGAATTCCTTTACGTGTCGCTAAGTATGGCAGGAATCTTAGTGACGGTGACAGAAATAGCCTTGAGGCTTGGCTTAGGGATCTGGCTGCAGCGGGTTATGCGATGATTCCTGAAGGGTCTGAGGTTCAGCTCTTAGAGGCTTCTAAGGGTGGATCTGATAACCCTCAGAACCATCTAATTGATGTAGCGGACAGGGTTTGCGACATCCTGATCCTTGGCCAAACCCTCACAACTGATGTTGGCGACTCTGGCTCTAGGGCCTTAGGGGATGTTCATGCGGCAGTCCGACAGGACAACCTAAGAGATGCTTGCGATTGGGCTGCTCAAAACGTTAATGATCAGATTATACGTAAGGCCATTGCATTTAATTATGGCAACACGGATGAATTGCCCTACCTCCAAACTAAATTCGAGTCGGCAGAGGATCCGGTTCAAATGGCTACCCGTGATCAGATTCTTATTAGCATGGGCATGGAGTTGCCTAAGGATCAAATTTACGAGCGGCACAAGATTCGCATTCCGGAAGCAGGCGAAGACACTATTAGTGCTCCTGCCGCACCTGACCCGTTTCTTGGGAAGGAACCAATCAAAGCACAGGAGCCGAGAGCGGGATTGAACAATCCATTTAGGTTGCCTAAAGGTGATTCCAAGAAATTTGGGGTATATGTAAAGAACGATAAGGGAAACACTGTCTTAGTTAAATTTGGAGATCCCAACATGGACATCCAGAGAGACAGTGACGAGCGCCGATCTAATTTTAGAAGCCGTCACAACTGCGACGATCCCGGCCCTAAGTGGAAGGCTCGCTACTGGTCCTGTAAAATGTGGGAAAAGGGAAAGACCGTGCAAGATGTTTTAGATGCTTCGGACTGGTCTGGCGAGGTTGTCGAGGATGATTGCGAATGCTGTAACCCTTCAAAGGTAGAGGCAAGGGATATACCCACAAAAAATGACAGGTTAACAGATTCAGTCATGGAGGGATTAACAGGGGTTAATGCCGAATGGCTAGGCCCGGTTCGCCCTGTCTTTGATAAAATGATTTCTCTGGCACAAAGTGATGAGATCAGCGACCAACAGCTTGCTGAAGCGGTCGAGAAACTTACAGAAGAAATGCCAGAGCTTTTTGATCAGATTAACCATGACGCATTGCAAACAGCTCTTGAGGAGGCTATGGGGTCAGCTGCTGCCAATGGAGCTTTTGAGAGATTAAATCAGTTTAACATGGAAAACCCGGATGCAGATTAGCATCGACATTTCCGAATCTGAAATCCTCAAAAAGCTTTCAAGCCCGGAGGAATACACTGCAGCCTTAAAAATAGGTGCTACAGAAGTCAGTCAATTGCTAAAGGCTCATTATATAGAAAAGGGAAGCAAAGAGCCTAATCGCTTAGGTGGTAAACGCACCAACTTTTGGGCTCAGATTTCCGAAAGTGTGCAGGCTCCCTTTATTCGTGGCTTTGAAGCAGTGGTAAGCATCCTTGATCCTCGCATAGCTCAAAAAATATACGGTGGACGAATCAAGGCAAAGCGAGTGCGTTACCTAACTATACCGATCAGCAAAGAAGCATACGGCAGAAGAGCCCGAGAATTTTCTGATGAGGTAGCTCCTCTGTTTCCTATAAAATCAAAAAAAGGAAACAGACTTTTAGTTTCTAGGGTTGACGGGGACATTCAACCGCATTATTTGCTAAAAGAAGAAGTTAACCAGAAGCCTTGGCCGGGTTCGTTACCTTCTGCGGAACAAATTAAGGAAGCCTTTAACAAGGGCTTAAAATTATTCCTACAATTTGGCAGATCATAAATGATTAGCTTTGCAAAGATCCAAGCCAGCTATGGCAACGAGATCCACATTAACGGTGAGCCACCTGCCGACATCCAATGGATGCCACCCGGCGAACACAGCATTGTAGCATCTAAAGATGACAAGCCCACTAAGCTTCAGGTCACAGTAAGCGAGGAGATTGTCGAGGCTCTAAACAAATCCCTTGAGGAGATTAAAGCTCAAGGATTCGACGCATACATTGACTTCAACCACAACGATGAAAATGCATCCGGATGGGTTGAAGGCTTTTTTTGGGGCGGTGATGATCCCGGCACCGGAGGCATCCGGGCCAAGATCCGGTGGTCACATGAAGGGGCTGAGGCCCTAAAGGGCGGCAGCTACAAACGCTTTAGCCCCACCTTTCTTACTGATGCCAAGGGCAAAGTCATTGGCACAACCCCTAATGCCGGGGGCTTAGTTAATAGACCAGCTTTCAGGTCCATTGCCGCAGTCATGGCAGCAAAGGACATTAATGATACAGATTTGCGATTCGTATCGGCCTCAGAAATGCCTGATCAAGAACGCAAACAAGAAACCACAAAAGGTAATAAAATGCCAGAACACGAAGACAAGCTCAAGAAGCTAGAGGCCGAAAACGAAGAATTGAAGGCCACCATTAAGGACATGAAGGCCAAGTATAAGGCCCAAATGGACGAAAACGAGGAGATGAAGAAAGAAGCTAAAGCACGTGACGTTGCTGAACTTGTTTCATCTGCTATTAAGGACGGCAAAGTTGCTGCTAAAGATGACAAAGCAATTAACGCTCTCAAGGCTGTTGCTGACGGGAATCTTGTTGCCGCTAAAGACCTGATTGATGCAATGCCAGTTTTGGCTAAGGCTCAAGAAGTTCTTACCGGACGCATCACCCCTGCTAACCCTGATCAGGTGGCTGCAAAAAAGCCTTCTGAAGTCATGCACAATGTAATCGCTGAGATTATGGCAAAAAACCCAGCCATCTCTGGCGAAGACGCTTTTCGACTGGCCCGTGAATCGAAGCCAGAAGTTTTCAACTCTTAATAAAAGGAATTTAAATGCAATACGGAATTTCTAAAGACGGTTTGTTAGTCACTCTTGAGGCTAACGAAGATCACACCGGCAAAGAAGGTTATGGAGTGGTTTTTTCCTCCGGGAAAGCTGCCCTGCAAACATCTGATACAGCTTTGACGACGGAGGGCGTTATCACTGATGGCGCAGCTTCCGGATCTAAAAGCAGCGTTGCTCTTAATGGCATCAATGCAGTTGTCTATGTTAAGCTTTCTGGAACCCCCGGAACTGTAAACCCCGGAACCCATCTTGGCAATCACACTGACGGATCTTGGAAGGCCGCAGCAACTAACAAAAACTGGTCAGCAGTAGCGCTTGAGACTGGTGCAGCAAATGCATTGATCAAAGCTCGTTTGCTTTCTCAGCCACTGGCTAAATCTTAATTTAGAAAGGTAATTATATAATGAGCGCAATTTCTAGTGCATCAAGCAACCCTCTGTTGACGACCTATGCTCAGGCAATCATCCCTGATCTGGAGAGCGCAGCAGCTAACTTCATCTGCCCACAGGTCACGTCTCCTTCGGCCCGTGCCCGTTACAAGATTTATGATCAGGTTAACAGCTGGCAGGCATACGAAACCCAACGTGCTATAGGTGGCCCTGCTACCCGTATCCCTTGGCTTGCATCTGATGGCCAATTGAACCTTGAGCCTCATGCTCTGGAAAACCCCATTGATGACTTCGAGCGCGAAGACGCCGCTGATATCGTTGGACTCCAGCAAAGCAAGGTTCGTTCTTTGGTCACCTCTGCTACCCTGTCGCATGAAAAGGATCTGTTCACCTACATCAAGGGAGCCGTTTCCGCTGAGGCTGGCAAGGGAACTTGGGATGCAAACACCGATCCTATCGAGCAGCTCGACGAGCAGCTTGTCAACATTGAGACAGCCCTTGGTCGTCGCCCTAACCGAATCCTCATTGGAACTTTGGCTTGGCAGATCCTGCGCAACAATGCCAAGACCCAAGCTCGCTTCAAGAGCGGATTCGCCAGCATCACCCGCGACATGATCAGCAACGTTCTCATCTTCCCTGTGGAGATTCAGATCGGCGGCTTGATGTATAACGCAGCTCAGCCCGGAGCAACCAAGAACAAGAGCCGAAACGTTGGTTCTGATGTCTTCCTGTTCTACGCTGACCAGAACCCAACAATGGAAGATCCTTCCTTCGCTAAGTGCTTCACAACCGGTCGTGGCGGCATCGAGTCCGTTCGCACCTATCGTGACGAGCCTAGCCGGTCGGACATCATTGCGGTCGATTGGAATCGCCAATTTGCGATCACCAACTCTGAAGCGGTTAAGAGACTCACCTGCACCTCTGCCTAATCGTAGTCATACACCACAATGGGGGGCAGGGATCAAACCCTGCTCCCCTTTAAAAAACCTTTACACATGCCAGAACGAGATTTTAGCAACCCACTGGTCCAAACCACGGACGATGATTTTGATTTGCAGAGCAAGCAAGCTCTAACTAACGGTCCTTACAGGCCCAAGGTTTTGACTTCCGGGACTAACTACACTGGCGTGAATTTAATGTGCCTTCAGTTTTCAGCAGAAGCGACTATCAACAGCGCAACTGTTACAGATGCCGAAGGTAATATTGCTGGGACTTACCCGGCTGGCACCTTGTTGCCGTTTCATTTCACACAGGTTCAAGTTACATCAACCGGGCCAATCCTTGGTTACAAGGCCGGAGATTCTGCATGAACCTAACTAGTTTTGCGTTAAAATTAAGCAGCATCATTGCCCGTGCTGCTGGTTATGATCTGATCGAGAAAATAATAACGACTTATTATCTCGAGACGGATACTACCGAGGTGATCACAACAGACACTGGGGCCATCATACAACTAGACAGCATTGATTAATTATGCCCACTTACATTCGAGTTAAGGACTTGCCCAATGCAGCTACCTCACCTGCAGCGGATGATTTTATTTTATTGAGCGGAGCCGCTAACGGAGCCCGCAGAATTAGCCGGGCTGATTTCCTTGCTGCTGTTGCCGGGTTTTACACATCAGATCCGTCAACCTATAAGCTTGCTACGCTAGATGCTGGGAACAAGGTTCTTGTTAGCCAGTTGCCTTCTTCAGCTTTTAGTTATCAAGGAACTTGGGCAGCTTCTACTAATACGCCTAGCCTAGCTAATGGAACCGGGACCGGTGGAGATACCTATTACGCTTCAGACTCCGGATCCGTGGATTTTGGAGCCGGATCAATTTCATTTCTTGCTGGAGATGCAGTTGTCTACGATGGGAGCGTCTGGCAGAAGGTTCCGGATGTAGTCAATCTGCTTGATGGTAAGGGAACTTTGGATGAGGCCAAAACAACTCTTGAAATCCCAGACGTAGGCACTGCACCGAACGAGGTTCCAATGAACGGCCAGCTCGGTACGATGGCCTATCAATCGGCTGAGGCAGTATCAGTTGCTAATGCCGAGGTCGAGACGCTGGAGGTGACCGATAAAATTATTGGAAACTTAGGCATTGGCGGGTCTAACACCTACCCGCTAACAGTGTCTAAAACTGGAGACAACGTAAAAGCCGATTTTACCAACACGGTCAACGCAAATTTTAGAATTGGGACCAGTGGCTCGGCGGTTCAAATCGGCCCCAGCACCAGCTCAAATTTAGAACTTCAGACGGGTGGCACAACCCGCTGCACCATCGACAGTGCGGGGCGGGTCGGCATCGGGTCAGCTCCGGCAATTAATTTAGGCAGCGGTCTGAGCGTCGATGGCGGCAGTGGCTACGTAAATTTAAATCTGGTCAAAGGCTCCTCTGGCACTGGCCACGCGGTTGATTTTAGCGACGAAAACGGCGCTCTCCAGTTCCGAGTTGGAACCAATTTCAGCAGCGGCGGCAACAACCTGATTTTCGCGAGAGGCACAGGGTCAACGATTGCTTGGAAAATCGACTCTGCCACTGGCAATCTAGTCGCCAACTCAACAGGCATAGATTTCGGGTCAGGTGCTAGTACGACCATCTCAGATTATGAGGAGGGGACTGCCACGGTAGCGTTTAGCTCTGGTGGCGGTTCGGTGACTATAAAGTCGGCGAACAACACCATTTTTTACACCAAAGTTGGGAACCTCGTTCATATACACGGCGAAGTTGTTGTAGACAGCGTTAGCAGTCCAACGGGTGAGCTTGAAATAACGGGTCTGCCGTATGCCAGTGCTAATGTTGCCAACAACCGAAGCAATATTTCACTGCATTCAGCCGCATTAGCCTCAGCGACCGATTTGGCCGCTTTTGTGGAGAATAATTCCAGCAAGATAACCATTAGAATCACCGGGGGCACAGGCAGCGGAACAACTGGCGCAACAAAAGTTCAGGCTAACAGCAATTTTGTCATCGGTGGAACCTACACCACAGCATAACCAATTTATCCCAGCGGGATAGCTGGGACGGACCACAAACTAAAATCATTATGGCAATCACCAAAACTACCGTAGTCGATAAAATCGAAGTTATCGGCTGGCACGTTCAAGTTCGGCAAGCAACGTATTTTGAGGAAGACGGGCAACCCGCTTCATCAAAATCATTCTCGCGCTACGTCCTCAACCCAGATTCCGATTTGACGGACCAACCCCAGCGTGTGGTTGATGTCGCCAACGGTGCGTGGGACGCAGACACTCGCGCAGCATTCGAGGCTCACAAAGCCGAACAAGCTGCTGCTGAAGAAGCAACTGAGCCAGAATCAGTTGATACCGAAACTCCAACCGAGGCTTAACCTATGGCATCGTTCAGCTCGACCTATCCAAGTCAACGTCCGGTCTTTGCCCTAGACGCAGCTAATGCGGGTAGGCTGGACCCACGGATGACGTTCAGCCGTAGCGACTCGCCGATTGACGCGACCAAAGCTGCTGCCAGTGCGGTTCATTACTGGAGTAATGAGAAACATCTAAGTTCGGAGAACCTCATTGACTACAGCGGTGACATCAGTCAATCAAGCTGGACCAAGGATGGCGTGACCGAGACTGGTGGGCAAACCGCCCCAGACGGAGGGACTGATGCCTACAAGTTGACTGAGAATAGCGCGACTTCTCACCATCGAATTTACAAGCAAGTTGTAACGGACGGGAGTGCCATCACTTTCAGCGGCTACTTCAAATACATAGGTCGCCAGTGGGTGCGAATTAGGCTGACCGACAGTTCCGCTGTAGACAGATACGTCTGGTTCGATATTCAGAACGGTGCTGTCGGCACAGCGCAAACAGGCTTTTCTGACGCAACAATTACAGCGTCAGGTAATGGGTATTACAAGGTCAGCGTAACGCTCAGCACCAGTCACGTTGGTGGTGTTAAATATCTAGTCATCGCTGGAATCGGGGCAGACAACAGCACCTCCACATATGCTGGGTCAGGCGCAGACTCGTTTGCAGTGTGGGGCATTCAGGTGTCCAGCACTGGCGAGACCGTCCTCAATGAAACCAGCGGCCAAATTCACCGTGAGTATGCGCCCACATTAAAATCGGTGGCTACTGCTGGGCAACCCCGCTTTGAATACGACCCGTCAACAGATGGGCAATCAGCGGCTAGAGGTATTTTGATTGAGGGGCAAGCCACAAACCTCAACCCGCAAAGTGATGCGCTAGCAAGTTGGGGGTCGTCTGGGGACGTTGTAATTGAGTCAGATTCAGCTATTGGACCTGACGGAACCCTGACAGCAGATTTAGTAATCGCAAACACAACCGACACGGCTCACTACGTGAGGAGTAACTCCATCAGCGTCAGCAGCTCTAGCTCATACACGTTGAGCGGTTATTTTAAAGCCGTTAATAATTACCGTGTGCGGCTTGTCGCTTTCCGCACGGCGGCACCATACACGGGCGAAATTGGGGCTGTGTTTACCCTGAGCGGCAGCGGGTCCGTTACCACAACGGCTGGCACAGCGACAATTGAATCTGTCGGCAACGGATGGTATCGATGCGTTGGAACCGGAACCGCTGGCACTAGCGCAAGTCACATACAGGTTCAAATAATCAAGTCGGACGGGTCCGACGGTTATGCTGGCGATGGTTACAGCGGCGTCATCTGCTCGAAAATTCAGTATGAATTAGGCAGCTTTGCGTCATCGCCAATTTCAACTTCTGGGAGTGCCGCAACGAGGGCGGCTGAGTCGTTATCTGTAGCTATGGCTGATGTTGGGGTGAGTCAGGGTCCAGTGAGTGCGATGGTTGAGGGTTCTACTGGCTCTGCATCAGGTCACCTAATCGGTCTGAGTGATACCACCTCATCAAACAGGTGGGCATTGTGGCGACCGTATTCAACTGAAGACTACCGATTACTCGCGGTAACCGATAACGCAACGGTTGTGAGCGCAAACCTAGCCAGCGCAACTAAATTCGCAATGCGAATTGATACCGATGATTTTGGCGTGTGCGGCGACGGCGGAACAGTTGTGACCGACACGGCTGGAGTGGCCCCAGTGACAACCACGATAGGAATCGGAGTCGGCTTTAACGGGAGTTACCAAGCCAACGGCCACGTCAAGCGAGTCGCCCTCTACAACGAGGCGCTGAGCGACACCAACCTCCAAGCTCTAACTAGCTAACAACTGACACTCAATCACATGTTTATCGATTATTATCTAAAGTTCGCCAACGAGGCTGAAGCCAACGGTGTGTTATACACTGAGGTTCCAACCGAGTGGGATAACACTGATTTAGAGAATCCCGTTGTGACCGCCACTGAGCAACGTCCCAACTACCGGAACATCGACGTGCTGCCACTGGTTGTAGATGTGCCGGGGCAATACGATGAAAACGGTCAGGAAACTGTGCCACCTCAATACGCCCTCGGCTACCACGTCAACGTGCGTTGCCTAGGCTCAGAGGATGGCGAGGCATTGGAGGCTTACAAAGTCGATCCAACACCAGCCACCCCGGCTAGGGTATGGGCCTGACCAATGGGTCAACATTGGACAGAAGGGTTGAAGGTAACGCTCATTGGAGCGATTGGCTTCACTGTGACGGGCTCAGATCTGGACGTCTGGATCCGGGTCGGCATAGGGCTATCAACCTTAGCGTATGGCATAGCTAAGGCCGGGACAGCTTGGATTGAATTTCTTAGGAAAAAAGACAAACAAGATGAATCCGACGACTAGCACCTTATGGTTGATTTTTGCCGCTTATTTTTTAGGCGGATGCACAGCACCGGGGCTCATTGGCTATAACTAGCAAAAATTAAAGATGAAACACGCGATTGAAATATCTTACTTAATTTTGGCGATCTACTTCCTAAGCGGATGCACCGTCCTCGAAAAAATAGGCGGGGCCGCCTTTGAGGCAGAGGTGAGCACTGAGATGATTGATGGAGTGCCAACCAACGTCACCAACTGGGTCACTAAGCCTAACATTAAAGCAGGGATAACTTTAGGCGGTCAGGTCGCTCCTCAACCAATCGGAGGATTTATTTCTTCTGTGCTTCTTGGTGCTCTTAGCATTTTCGGCTTGTGGAGGAGCCGTAATTACAAAAAAGCGGCAGTTGATGCTGTTGAATTTGGCCAAGCGGTTAAAGAAGAGCTAGGCAAAAGCGAGCTTGCGGATCAGCTAAGCTTTATAAAGAAAACTCAGAAGGCCATGCAGAAAGCAAACGGCACTTGGGGAATCATCCGGAGTATTTTAGATAAAAGCTGATGGCTTGGGTAACCTTAACAAAAGATGACCTATATCAGGTCATGGCCGCTTCAGAAGTTGAATCCGTTGGAAGACTTCAGAAAGAGACAGGCGATCTTTTTCAAACGGATCAGGGGGAACTAATCGAGGTTGATCAAGGGGTTGCCTTAATGGATCCTCCTCCTTTTGAGGATCTTTTGACGCCTGCAATCAGCCGGGTTGTCAACATGGTCCGGGGATACATAGATGCGTCCGGCAGATACACGCTAGGAGAGTCTGGCACCGTCCCAGAAAGCCTTGTAAGCACCACGCTGGATATTTTAGTGGTAGAGGTTTGGAAAAGGCTTGGAGGGGATCTGATGGACGTTGGTGAGCAGAGGCGAAACAGCTATGAGGAAGCCATGCAACGCCTCAGGGATGTTGCTCAAGGCAATTTTGGAATCGCTGAGCCTCTTACCCCTAGCACTGAAGACCGAGCCGGGTTTGAGTTTGCCGGGGGCTACGTTGACACAATCAACTTTTAATGAACGTAATCCACGGCATTCAGCAGCTTTTGCATGATCGGATCGTAAAAATCCCGATCATTGCAAACTCAGTTGGTGAGTCCGGCAAAATTCCGGTTCACATTTGGCGTGGATCGAATATTACGAACGAACTAGAAGCAGGCTTAAAGCGTATAGGCTTTGGGATTATTATTAGGCCCGGCACATTTAGTCAGATTGACAGAAACACGTGGCTGGCTAATATGCGAGTGGAGCTTCAACTCAATGATCAGTTTAATCATTCAGATTGGGGCAAAAACGTGGGAGGCTGGGACGTTGCTTGGAAAATCGCTGAAGAAATCCACAACTACTTGCCAGAAGGTTCAACAAGCACTTTTTATAATATTAGCATAACAAGCGAGACACCGCCTCAAAGGTTTATCGAACAGCTGACGGTTACCGCAAGCATTCAAATTAAAACACCTCAAAAAAGATGAGTTATTTATACGGAACAGAGTCACGAGTTTACGGAATCCAAGGCAATATTGGGCTGAATGGTGCTACCGACACTGAATGGGCTGCCTTAACAGGAACAAAAAAATGTGTCATCACGGGGTACACTTACACTCCGTCAATGGTTGGCAATGTGGAAGGTTATGACCAATATGGAGCTTTGGTCTGTGAGGCATTTGCGGGAGCGCAATTTGAAATTAGCTTAACTTTCGAGTTCGGAAGCTCATTAACAACCGGCGGGGCAGCGGGTGGCGAGTTCGATGCTAGGTCTTTGATCATGCCAAATTTAATGGCAAAAATTGAGCTAGAAAATATGGATAATAGTGACCTCAACGGAACCTATAACTTCAGAAGCGGATCAGTCACTGGAAGCAATCAGGGCTGGAAAGTTGGCAACATGACTCTTAGAGCCGTAGATAATGGATCAACAATTAACAGCAGCGACAAGGTTGCGATGGACTTGGTTGGCCAGTAATGTGACCGGTAACCACACATATTCTAAAATGATGCTGCCAGCCCCTATTAGGGTCTGGCGGTATCGTTTATGGCCCATGACTGTCGGGCATTATGCTTTGCTGTGCAGATTAGACAGTTCACTAGTTAAAAAAGATGCTAAATTTTTGGAAGCTGACTTGGCGAATGCCCTTTGGGTTTTGAGCCGGGATTGGAAGAAGGCTTACAAAAACCTAGGAAGCTTTTGGCACACTCGTTACATTAAAAAGGTAGGTAAAAAGTTTAAAAGAAAACCGCAACTGTTCATTGAGGTGTTGCAGCAGTTTCTTGTTTATTGGTCATGGCAGAATGATACCTTTGAAATTTGGGAAGACGATGCGCAGGGCAAAAATGAAAACACAATGCCTTGGCTTCAGTCGCTTAGGTGGATGTTAGCAAGCCAATGGAAATGCCAACCATCAGAGATTGAAAACATGCCTTATAAGCAGGCAGTTAATGATTGCTTCGGAGCTTTAGTGGCAAACGGAAAGTTGAGCATTGTGACCGACGAGCAAAAACAACGCAGGGAATTTTTATCCCGGATGACAGAAGCACAATATGGCAACTGAAAAGGTCGATTTTATTTTCGGAGGAGATCCTTCTGATGCTGTCAACGCAGC